AAGTTCGTCACGCAGAACCTCGGTTGTCTTACCAATATTAAATCCTTTGTTATCGTCAGTAAGACGAGAAGGAGGTAGGTTTAAACTGTTAAATAATTTCTTTTTAAAATACTCAACATCCTTGAGTTCACCTAGGTTTTGACCACCTGGCAATGTAGTAATCTCAGTTCCTCTACCACCTTCTCTACGTGGTAACCAGAAATCTTCTAGCATACTCATATGCTTTTTATCGTCACGCATCTCTCCAGTACTGGAATCGTAAACTAACTTGTTACGATAACGTGCCATGACGTCACGGAGATATTGTTCTGCTTTTACCTTTGGTAGATTACCTACATCAATGTAGAATATTCTACGCTCTGGTGCACGAGAAAGTCTGTATATAACTAGAGAGTCTTCAATCATTCTAAGTTGATTGATTGCCTTAATTGCCTTGTGTAGGAAACCAAGAGTCATTCTCTTGTTTAAATCTTGTAGACCAGATGGACAGAATGTAATAGAATCCGTTGCCATCTTTACACCTTGAGACAATGACATGTCTCCAATAGGTCCTAAAACTCCACCTTTATAAAAACCTTTTGGATTATAAAGATAATAATCTATAAATGTTCCGTATTCATACTCAAGTGCAGTGCCTTTCAGTGCTTGCTTTCCTAGAGAATCTTTCGGTTTGTTGTCTAATTTTTGTCTGACCTTCTTGATCTTCATAGGATCAATATAACGAAGTTCAGTAATACCCTTCTTTGGGTTCTCTAAATCTATTACCTTATGATAATATAAACGTCCATCAATGTACCAAGATCTAACAATCTCATGTGCTCGATTGTCAAAGTTTAAAAGTCTTTTAATATATTCAAACTCGTCTCTAATCTTTTTCTTAATACCCATACCAGCATCTAGATTATCTAGATTTATTTCTACTGGTGTATCGTGAGCATCACTCACGACAAATTCGTTTACAACTTCGTCAACCGCACTGTCCACTTCTGGATGCAATGCCATATCACGATAACGACGGATCATCTCAAATTCATTACGAGCTTGATTATCCGTATCTACATATGTTCCATAATAACCGCCAGCTGCTACCGCAATCGACTCCTCAGCATTAGGAGGGACAGGGGACTGACCCTTCTTTCCCTCCTTACGTTGTATTTGGAAACCAAATAATTGACTCATCTACCTAGTCATAATAGTGCTCTTACTTATATTTAGCAGAGTTAATTATATGACTTTTCCAGTTGCTACTTCAGATCTATTAGACGCTGGATTCTGTGATCCACCTTTTGCTTTCTCTGCAGTAAAGTATGAATACTGCCATTCAACACTAAACTCTTCAATCTGATCGTTGCTATCATATGCAAGATCAATTTGAGAAACGTTAGTTGGGAAGCAATGATGTAACTGATATGTTCTTATTGCAGAACCACTACCAGTCTGATCTTTTTCTAATTGAGTAACAAAAAGATTTGCCATGTAACCATCACCACTAGCATCTGGAAGAAATCTTTCAGCAGTGTTGCCAGCGTGTGTATTGATTTCATTTGCCCACTGCTCAAATAGAGCACGGATCTTGAAGTTTTTATCGTTAAAGAATGTAGCAGTCCATGTATCGAAGGTGCGATCACCAGCGATTTTAACTGTTCTACCTCTAAAAGGAACTTCGATTACACCCAAGTTTGATCCTGGTAATGCTGCGGACTTGCAAAGAATAGAAGTTAATTCTTTACCGTTATTACCACCAGCACCCTCAGATGCTAGTTCTCCTCCTGCGAGATCATTGATTGTTGCATCATTAAAACCAGCAGGAAATTGGATGTCCACATTGAACATATTAGGCTTAACGCCTTGACCAATGACTTGGAGGAACGAAGATACGTTGTTAGTTGCCATTTGTTTTTACCTTTTGTTTAATTATCTACCAACGACTTCGGTGAAATTAACACCTGTCTTCGTTGCTGTAACAGTCACAGTTACATAGTTGATAGAGCGAGTTGGTTTCACAAATACTTCTGCGACAAACTCATTTCTATCTATGACCTCTGGAGTATTGTTTGTTTCATCACAAACAACTAAGTAGTCTGTTACTCCTCTACGTGCTTGAATTTCACTTAGATATCCACTAAGTGCAGCATTGAAACTTGAACGAGTGATAGTATCGTTCTGCTCAAACAATACACCTTCCGCAAGAACTCTTGCTCTCTTCTCTATATTAAGGAAGAGACGTCTTACGTTGATGCGATCAAATGCAGATGGAGAAGCAAGTGCAGTCTTATCACCAAATAGGATAGGACCTGAACCAGGAAATGCTACAACAGGGTTAATTGCTGAAGTATAAAGATCATCTCTTGCTGCTTTGTTAGGATTGAATGCAAGTTTAACTACATTCTGTAGTCCACCTCTAGATGTTCCTGCTGGAGAAATCCAGTCGTCACCAATAATAGAAGTAGAAACACATAAACCAGCAATGTCACCATTGGTGCCGATATAACAATACTTGTCGTTAAATCTGTCATATGTGTATTTGATTCCACTATCCTTAACAACATAAGAACTAGAACCAATACTAGAGAAGAAATCAATAGTCTTTTCTAATTGTTGTGCAGGAGTTAATGCAACGTTACCAGAACTAGCAATCTGAGTACCGTTCCATGGTGAAATGAATGCTATGCAATCTTTTCTTGTGTTTGCTACAGAAGCAACAGCACCCGCCTTAACAAGTGTGTCTGCCTCAGAACCCATTGATCCACCCATGATAACAAAATCAAGTGATGTTTCTTCTGTGTCTTGGAATAGTGAATATGCTGCAGCGATTTCTCCTGTAGTATATGCGTAATCATCAGTACCGCCTGATAATGCACCACCAGCAGTCTTAAGAATTCTTGCGATCTTAATAGGAGCAGCAGATGTAGCACCATAAGATGCAACAGCAGCACCAGGATCTTCTCCTAGTGTAGTAAACTCAGCAGATGTTAATGCACTAGCGTAAATGTAATTAGAATATTCATTTACATAATTCTTCCAATAAATTGAAGCACCCTCTGGTGATTTAGCGTCTGATATCTTAGAGAGATATGTCATTCTCTCAACAACTGTATTTGTTGAAGTGTCAATAATTGCAAGGTGTACCTCATCCATTGAGATATAACGCTCTGTTGCAAATGCTGAACTACCTGGTCTAGGACCTATTTCTTTATATGTTAAACCAGTTGATCCAATTGCAGTTGCGTTCCACATTGAATTAGTGAATGCAGCAGATGTATCTCCAGCAGCTGGAGTAGGAGCAGCACTTCCTTGAATAATTCTGACCTGTGTTGTACTAACAACTTCTACAACTTCATGTCCAACAGCAGCATCGTCAGTGTATGTACCACCAACACTTAAACCGTGAGCTGATGCAGTTGTAATTGTGAAATCAGGACCTTTGTCCACTACAACAACATAAAGATTGTTTCCGTCTGCACCAGCAGTACGAGCAATAAACTTTTCTGATGAACCAGCACCAGCATCGTAATCTTCTTTTGATCCGACTAATACTGCTGAACCATCTTCAGTTGCGTTTAATACGCCAGTTGCTGCACGAACAACCGCAAGAGATCCACCATAGCGGAGATACTCTGCTGCTACTAACCAGTCTGCAGCGTTTGCCTCAGCTGGTGCTCCGAAAGTATTAATTAATTCTCTTTCAGATCCTATATTTGTAATTTTGCCTACAGGTCCACTGCGAAATGATGATGCGAATCCAGCACGAAGACCAGAAACACCAACCAAGACACCAGTAGATAGATCACGTTCTCTAATAACAACACCAGGCGAGACTTGACTTGCCATTTAATTTTACCTCTAAGATATCATTTTATCTAAAAGTATTTAGAGATTTCCATCACTCCACAGGGGAAACAACACACGAACACTCTACCAGTCTGGATAGTTACCTTCCTTTATTTTCTTTTTACTTTTTCTTTTTGCTACTATTCTTTTAATCGTACAGTCCTTACACTCGTAAGAATATGCAGATGGTAAACCTTTCTTTTGTTTTCTTGACATGTAAAAATCTTCCAGTAGATTCTTGATCTGATTACATGTCCTACATCTCCTTTCTTTAAATAATAAATGTTCTAATTCAAATTGATTCTCAAGATCCATTACAAGTCAGGCAACATATATCCTACTTCTTCTTGCTTATCACCATACCAGAATGATCCATCAGCATCTACAAATGTATCATCTCCCATACCATCATCTATAAAACCAAATGGTGCCATGTCTTGTTCTATTTGATTTCGTTGTTCTTCATAAATTCTTCTTCTGACATCTGTGTCAGTCATTTCTTTAAAGTAATCTTGCATGACTAACCATGCAAACAATACCATACACATAACAAGGTCATCATGGTAACCTTCGTCTGCTTCCCATGCTTGCTTTCTTTGTATGAACGTAGTAAGTTCTTGAAGAATATCGAAATCTTGAAAAGTTAATTTATCTTCTTCTATGATTGCTTTTAGATTGGCACATCCAATCTTCTTGACAGTGATACTCATCTTAACACCTAACTGTGTTTTATTACCTGAGAATCCTTGTCCGACTATCTGTCCTGCTCTACCTCTCATGGCACACATGAGTACATTAGGATATTCTAGATCATAGTTTAGTGTTGCTGCTATCGAGTCTCCTATGTCATTTACCTCGACAAGTATGTAAGGATTATGATATTCCTTTGCTACTTGAAAGATGACCGAGGGAAACAGTACAGGTTTAATCTCATTATCTCTGTACTTCGCAACGATCTTATACGGGAGACTGGTGATATCAAACACGATGAAAGCAGAATAATCGCCACCAATTCCTCTGGCAACATCAACAGTAATAATATATTCGTGATCTTCTTTTGCTCTCTCAAAAACATCAAGTCCTGCATTGCTCGTAATTGGGTCATTGAACGGAATGCATTGTAATTTGGATGGACTGATAAGTGTATCAGCAGATCCTAGGAAGTCGCATTCAAACTCCTGTGCAAATTGTCTTTTAGATGTGTTCTTTATTGTCTCATCTTTCCACTTGGAATCTCTACCAGGTACCTGAGACCAATGAACTTCATTAGTTATATAATCATTCTTATCGTTCCTAGCATCCTCCCACATCTTATAGAAGTGGTTCATACCATTAGGAGTGGATATGATTATGACTTTAGTTGATTTACCAGAAGTAATAGTAGGATATACTGATGCAAAGAATTGTTCTGCGACATGGTTAGGGACGAATGCAAACTCGTCAAGGAATAGAATGTTGAAGGACATACCTCTAACTGCACTAGCAGACGTAGAAGCAGCCAATATTTTTGATCCGTTTTCAAGTTCGACATTACCCTTGTTCCATACTAATATACCATGTTGCATCCACTTTGGTAGATTCTCATATGCTAGTTGAAGTCTTCCAAGTAGTTCCCTTGCAGTGCTTGCCTTGTTAGCGAGTATACCGATGTTAACACTATCATAGAAAATAGCATAGTATAAAAGGTAAGCCACAACAGTCGTACTCTTACCTGTCTGCCTAGGGAGTTTAGCAATATTAAATCTGTTTTGATGAAAGTCCTCTAATATTCTTTTTTGAAAATCATACATGTCAAAAGGAACAAGACCTTCATCAAGAGAAATGATTTTTATATAATGGGTAGCAAAATATATTGGATCTTTTTTACATTTAATCCATTCTTGTACTTGCTTTTTTGTAAACTGTATAGGTGTACCCGCCTTCTTTAGGTTGGGATTACCTAGGTATACATCATTAGTTGCCATACTTTATTTATCGTCAGGGTCTTTTAGTCCCCTAAAAACCAATAACTCATCTCCATCCTTTGCATCTCTCATCTCTGGATGCACAGTTCTATGTGGTTTCCGTGGTTTATTCACATCTTCTAATACAGCACCTGTCATCTTCCACATAAATGCGAAGGTTGCACCAACAACTGCTGCAAAACTAAGACCAAATATGAATATGGTTATGTCATTCATTTCTCTCTATGTGAGTAAAAGAATATTCTAATAACATAGCATAAAATTGACTTTGCATATCCTCTAGGTATCCTTTATCATCCTTATCATATCCATTTTCTAAAGCAAAAGTAATTAGACGATGCAATGTTCTGGCATCAGTGATACCAATCTCTAAATGGATATTCCAATCATCAATAGGATCTTCTATATTCATTAGACTTTAAAGCAATTATTTTTTTCTCTACCTTCTACATACTTTTCTAATGCTTCTAATCTATCATCTTCTTTAGCAATAGCATCAAGTTCTGTTATTACTGCATCCATGATATTAGAGTGCTCACCAATACCAACAGGATTGTGTAAGTAAACATCAATGTTTACTAAATGCTTTTTAATTTTCCCAGTTGCTTCTGCTTTGAGAGCTTCAATCATTCTGCTTTTCATAATAGTTATTCAATAAGTGTACCGAGAGACCTTCGTATTTCACGAAGTTCATCAAAGTTTTTTTGTTTAGTTCCTCCATCATACCCCCAAGCGTAACCTTCGTCAATCATTTGTTCGTTGAGTGATACATTTTCATCACCAATATATAACCAACCAAGCAGACGCCCATACTTACCCATCCCACCTTTAAGTTCAGTTCGTATAGTGAGTTCATCATCTCCATCAATAGCACCTTCTAATTTTTCTTTCATCCAGTTAGTAGCATCTAATCCCAATGCCTTCTCTTCCAAATCTCTTGTTCTTTTCTCTGGCGTATCAACTCCTGCAATTCTAACTCTTTCTTTCTTGTATAAGTCAAACCCAAGATCAATGGTGACATCAATAGTATCGCCGTCAACAACACGGTTAATCTCCGTTACTCTAAAGTTATAGCAGGACTTCCTACTTGGTGGTGTCATCACTCCCATCTTTCATCTCCATAAATGACATCTTTAGTATATAGTAGATATACCAAGTCACTATTACGACCAGTATTCCTACCATCCATATGACTCCCCAGACTACCATGATTTGATATTAATATCGTATGCTATAGATATACGTTCATCTGTAGATAGTTTTGCTCTATGGTATAGCATTGAGTTGAATATTACTAAGTCTCCAGATCTAACTGGCAACTCATAAAAACTAGAGTTATAGCAGTTCATATCATATACATCTTCGATGGGTATTTGTGATAGAAAATAATCAGAGAATGGAGAAAAAAATTGTATTACTCCGTCAGTTGATAGTGGATAGTAAATAGCAGATAAAAAACTATTTCTATGATTGTGTGGTTCTTCTATATCTTTATTAAAATTGTAATTACACCAGACTTTTTTTATCTTTAACTCCTTGCTTTTACAAGTTGAGTTTAAGATATGTTTGCCTTCTTTTAAGATGCGACAATTTAACTCTGATAATAATGTATCAGAAATATCCAAGTTTCTATGGTCGTCTCCTGATCTAACTAGATCTGAGATTTTTTCGTTATCAATATCACTAAGGTGAAATTGAGATAACCCAACTCCAAATAATAAAGTATTGAACATTTATACTAATATAGGATGTGCCCATGCTATTGGTATGAGGAATGTTCCTGTTCCAATAATTATACCAAAAAGAATACATGATGATTTGATTGGTAAGTCTTTCATTTTTATTTGTTTGTAATTGAACCAGTAATTACTTTCCAGAAACCTTGTAGTGCTGTCATTACAGGATAAGGATCTTCAGATTTGATTTCATCAAACATATACATATTCAATCTAAATGCATAGTTTGCTTCAGAAAATATAGCATTCTTCTGTGATTGATCTAGATCCAATACATCAAGTATTGCTCTGTATTTTGTTTTCCATTCCTTTGCATTGTGAATCTCAGGAAACTCATAGAAATTAAGACCTTCTCCCGCAGGAGGATTAAGTGCACTCTTTGCTATTTTACATAGAATTTGTCCACCTGATAGATCACCTATGTACCTAGTATAATGATGAGCAAGCAGAAGATATGGATCTTCCTGTGCTAATTCAGTTAGTCTAGAACAATAGGCATCACATGCAGTTGAAGATTTTATCTCTTCTTTCCAATAAGGACCGTAGTAATATGCTAGATCTTTTTCTAATGATTGACTACGATCAAGATCTGATTGCCATCCCTGTAATACTCTTACAGTTGGGTCATCAGCATCGCTAATTAGTTTTTCCATAGTACTGTAAACATACCAGAAATTGGCAATGAGTTTACGATACTCCTCAGGGTCAACAACACCTCTAAGAAATCCTGCAACAAACTTTGTATTTTCTGCTGCGGAATGAGATTCCTTAGTTGCTTCTTTTAATTCTTTACTGAACATAATATTAATAGGTATTTATACTACTCTGCCTGGCATATAGTCCATTTTATCTAGGACTTCTGACAACATCTTACCATACTGATTGAAGAGTTTGTCGCCAGCAATATAACATCTTTGTCTTCTCCAGATTGCTTCCGCAAGCATCTGCCTTTCTTCCATAGAGAAAGTTTCAAATCTTGTTTTAAGTTTCATTATTCTGATGGGGTCAAGTTTTGCTCTGAATAAATTCTGAGTTTATTAATTAAATCATCGTATTTTTCCCATAGATCTTCCGATCCTGTCTGCTCTTGATAGACCAAACAAGCTCTGATTAGATATTGAACATCGCCATTGTTAAGACGCATTTTTCTCATTAGGTATTCATACTATAATTATACTCAATATTATATCACATTACACGTTGTGTTAGCAATTCCAAGCTCTTAGTGATTTGTTGATCCTGCTATCAGGATCGCTGGCAGTTTTCTTTGAAGTTAATTTCTTTTTCATTCCTTTCATTCTAGCACAGAATGATGACCGACGGGGATTTCCAACCTTCTTGCTTGGTGCTTTAAGGTCAGATCCTGGATTAGCCTTCTCATACGACTTTCGTCCTTTCTCGTTAAGTCCACCTTCTTTTGATTTGCCAGCCTTCTTTGTCCAGGCTGCACCTT